GATGAACCATCTGCTTTAGCAAATTCTAAATATAGAAACGAATTTTCACCCGAAGAAACAAGACAAAGACTTTTAGAAGAAATTCAAAGAATTCAAAACTCAGGAGCAACAGGAAGAAAAATAGGAACTGCTTTACAAGATGTTCAAAATAAGTTAAAAGATTTAGACAATCAAATAACTTATTAAAAAAGACTAGGCTCCCTAAAAAATTTTTTTTATATTTACCTCAAAATAAAGGTTATGTTATACAATACATCTGATCCAAAATTAGTTTTAAAGGAAATAAAAAAACTACAACCCCTCAATTACAATCAATTTAAATGGTGGAGACGTTTTGATTCAAAAACAAAACCATTACCTAAAGGGGCTACATTTTTACAACGTATCCAAAATAGTGAATATGAATTTTCACATTATTTTTGGCAATGGAAATTAACTGAAATTGAAATTAATGAACTATATACCTTATATAGAGGTGATATACAAAAATTACTCGAAAAAAATTCAGTTGATTTAGCTCGTAGAAAAAGATTAATTGAGGATTTTGAAAAAGACGAAGTTGACCGTTTAAAAGCATTAAAAAATGGTTTTTTACGTGAATTTGAAATGACCAAAGAAGAATATGAACAACATATAGGAGAATTTGGAGGCACAATAGAGGAATTTTATTTTTATTGTCTCAAAACATTTGATAGATCAGGTAAACAACCTGAAAAACGTGGAAGACCTAAAAAACAAATATATGACAATTAAAGAACTAATCGAAAAATTAAATGAACTAGACCCAGAATTACATGTTTTTATACCTGGGTATGAGGGTGGATATCATTTTGCAGACATTTCAAAACCAGATTCATTTTGCTTAAACGTAAACAAAGAATGGTATTACGGGCCACATGAATCTATATCACACATACATGAAGAAGAAAGACCAGATTATAAAATAGTAAAAGGAATTGTATTATGAAAAAGAAATTTATGTTATGGTTGTGCAAAATACTTAAAGTTAATTTAGTAGAACCTATCAAACAAGAGGTACATATAAGATACGTTCATGAAAAAGTCCCATACACTCAAATATTCCATCGAGCCCAAATTAACAAATTTGGAATTAGACCAGAGGATGAACTTTCTTTGATTACTGAACATAAAAAATCTATAGTTCAAAAAATAACCCAACATTTAGTAGAAGAAGATATTTTAACATGGGATGAATACGATGATGTTTTCACACAAACACACAACATCCAATGTTCCTTTTTTGCAGCAAAAAAACCAACCCAATTAAATCAAATATGAAACGATTTTTTAAATTTTTAGCTTGGTTAGAGCAAGAGCGAATTAAAGCAATGATTTTTACTGGAAAAGGTTGGAGTTAAAATTTCTCTAATATTTATTATAGTAGAAATCAAATTAATTTTAAATGGCAAATTTTACCGGGCAACCAATAAGCGAATCATATCAAAGAGTACTTCAAATAGATGGAGGTGTAATCCAAGATGGTTTAGGAAATACAGTAGATGCTACTATCAATAGCTTAACTGGATCACTTAATGGTTCTTTCAATGGATCAGCCAATATTTCAAGTTCACTAACAGTAACAGGATCAACTAGTTTATACAATCCTGGGTCTACTGTTTTATCTGTAAATGGAACCCAAGGAGAAATATTCAATATAACAGATGATACCTCAGGTGATTTACTTGTTATACAAAGTGGATCAACAGATTTATTTGTTGTATCTTCAAGTGGTGAAGTAATAATTTCAGGTTCAATTAGTTTTGGAGACGGTAGTCAAATCCAATCCCTCTCAGCTAGTTCAGGTGATGGTTATGGATATACAACATTACAATTAAAACCAGATACTAGTTTATTCACAGATCAATACTTAATATTAGACCCAACATCACCAAATCATATCCATCTTAGAGCTGGTGGTGCAATAGATTCATCAAGTGCTTATTTATATTTAGGTGGTGAAAAATCAAATGTAGTTGTACGAAATTTAGATAATTCATTTAATGAAAAACATTGGGTTCAAATCAATTCTCAAACAGGTTCAACTCAAAATACATGGACATTTGATGCAGATGGAACCTTAACCATCTCAGATCTTCTCCAACTCCCAGTAAGAACTACTGACCCAGGAACACCAGTTGAAGGTATGATTATGGCTTCAGGTTCTGTAGGTTCAAGTAAATTATATTACTATAATGGAACTACTTGGGTTGATTTAACAGCTTAAATTTAACATTTTATTTAAAAAAACTAGGCCCCCCAAAGGGGCCTTTGTATATTCTAGTATTAAAATAAAAGTTATGACATTAAAAAGAAAAATTAAATTTAAATTTTTACGTGTTTTAAGAAACATGGGTTTTATCTGCCAAAAAGAATACAAACCTATAAAAGGCATTCGAGTATCTAAATCAATCCACCCTGATGGAACAGAAACATTTTACTCTTCCCCGTTAAAGGAAATTCCAAAAAACCAAAATGATTTAGAATCTGCAATTCATATTTACAAAGAAATTAAAAATCAAAATAAAAATAATGAAGGTAATTTGCATTAATGATAAAAAACTACCTGAAGGAGGGGAACTCATTGAAGGTAGGGAATATGAAGTTGAAAGAGAATTTATTAACAACTTTGATCAAAAAGTATTTGTTATAGCTGGAGTTAACAACTATGGTATGACTAAAATGGGATTACGTTGGTATGGTTATAGCGCAGATCGTTTTGCAAGTGCTGATGGTGTATATGAAGAAGCAACAGAATATAATTACGCATTAAATTAATATGAAAAAAATAAAAATATCACACGAAGTACCGTTTTGCCTACTTGAGCAAAATTTAAATTGGTCAGATTACCAATACTGTTTACCCCACTTAATGGAGGAAGACGAAACATATCGCAATTTTTTCATGCAATGTAAAGAAAACGGTGTAGAAATTTATCTCGATAATAGCTTACATGAACTTGGTGCTAGCGTAGGAGATGAATTGCTTATCAAATGGCTCAACATTTTAGAACCATCTACATTTTTTATCCCAGATGTATGGGAAGATATGACAGGCTCAGTTGTAAATGCTAGAAGGTGGTCAACCATTAAAGTATCCAAAAAGACAACAAAATGTGCAGTAGTTCAAGCAAAGGACTTACATGAAGCTACATTATGTACTAGAACATACAAAGATTTAGGATACAAGAAAATAGCATATTCATATGGAGCATCTTACTACAATGACTTGTGCCCACACCCAGATAAGGATTTTGGAAAAGCTGTAGGTAGATTTATGGCTATTTCAACTTTATATAAAAATAAAACATTAACTGATTTTGATCGTGTACATTTACTTGGGACTTCAAACCCAATTGAATTTGGAATGTATGGTAATTTTAAATTTATAGAATCAATTGACACTTCAAACCCAGTAATGGCTGGAATAGAAAAACGAGTATATCATCAATTGGGTATATCTCCTAAACCAGTAGCCAACATGAACAAATATCAAGATGTAAGTGAAGACTTTATTGAAACTGAACTTATAGAATATAATATTAAAAAATTTAGAGAAATAAATAACTTATAATATGGAATACTTATCACTTTATGATTACCTAAGAAAACCAGCAGGTGAACAATTAGGAAAAGAAGTAGCTGTAACCGCTATTCAAAACAAAATCCCAATCCAAACAAGAAAAGTTTCAAATCCAAAATATACAGGCACAGTAAATTTGTACCCTAAGGATTTCTTGGATTTCTATTTTAGAGAACCCGAATCTATCCATATGGAAGATCTACCAGGGCAAATCAATTACGATATTGATGACGATTTACCTTTTTAATTATGGATACAAAAACATTTGAAGGGTACCGTGAAGTTTGGAAAGCAGAATGGTATAATCATTGGAGACTTTTGGACATTGATTTTGAAACTTACATGTTGATGGGGGGAATGACCAAAGAAGAATTTGATGAATTAAATAAAGAAAAACATGGCAAAGAACTATCCGAAAAATAGTAGTGCTTTAGATAAAGGATGGCATGACTTGATTTTAAAATTATTAAAACCAATATCTCGCTTACGTTTATCTAATGAAGACGAAGAAACAATAAGAAAAATAATAAACAAATTATGAAACAAGGAAAAGCAATCGTAGTATTCTCAGGTGGACAAGATTCCACTACATGCCTGTATTGGGCTCTAAATAGATATGAACAAGTAGAAGCCATAACATTCCAGTATGGTCAAAAACATGACATTGAAATAGAACAATCTAAAAAAATCCTTGAAAAAACAGGTGTTAAACAGATTGTAGTTAACCTAGACCAATCACTTGGGTTTTTAGCTGAAAGTGCTTTAACATCAAATGGAGATGTATCTCAAATCAACAAATATGGATTACCTTCCTCATTTGTACCTGGTAGAAATGGTATTTTTCTTTACAATGCATACGTTTATGCTTTAAAAGTTGGAGCAGATGCTTTGGTAACAGGGGTTTGCCAAACGGATTATAGCGGTTATCCTGACTGTAGACGTGATTTTATCGATCAACTTTTAAAAACCATGGAAATGGGTGTATTTGGAGAGAACACAAGTGGTTTAACGATAGAAACACCTTTAATGTATCTAGACAAAGCTGATACATTTAAATTAGCGGTGGATGAAGGTTGTTTAGAAGATGTAATTCAACTTTCCCACACTTGTTATAATGGGCAACGTTTATACCAATTTGAATGGGGGTGGAGCTCAGAACAGGGAACAGAAGAAGACCCATTCTGCCCAGCATGCCAATTGAGAGCTAATGGATGGGAAGAATATAAAACAAGATACAATGGCTGATTGGGATAAATTAAACGAAAAATTAGATTCTACTTTAAATTCAATGACACCAGAAGATTGGATAGAATGGATAAATAAAACTCAGGATAGTTGTATTATAGATTGGGAATTACATCAAAAAGTTATGGCAAAGAAAAACAAAAACACCATAAAAGTATGTACTGGAGTAGGACTAAATATGTTCTTCCCAGAATATATTACAGTTGAAATAGAAAAACCAATAGAAAAAGAATATAAAAATAAAAAAGATGGCAAAATTTAACTCAACAAAACTATTTGATGGATACTCAACATGCTTTCGTCAATGGAAAGCAGACGGAACTCATTGTAGATTTTTACACGGATACGCAGTATCATTTAGAGTATGGTTTGAGGGTGAATTAGATCATAGAAATTGGGTATGGGATTTTGGTGGTATGAAACGTGCAAAAACCCAAATTGCAGGTATGTCTCCAAAAGATTATTTTACATATCTGTTAGACCACACAACAATTATAGCTGAAGATGATCCATATTTAGAAAACTTCATACAAATGGCGCAAGATGGTATTATTCAACTTAGAATTTTAGAAGCTACTGGATGTGAAAGATTTGCTGAGTATTTGTATAATACAATCAATGCATTCTTAAAGGAAGAAACAGAAGGACGAGTAAAAGCAATCAAAGTAGAAGTTTATGAACACGAAAGAAACTCAGCTAGTTATGGGGAATAAAAAGTCTAAACAACTTAAACCTGTTCCCCCAATTACAATAGGACCATTTAGTCCTAGAGTAGCAAAAATACTTTTAGAAGTAGATAAAGAATACCAAAAAAATAGAAAAAATGAAAAATAGTTATTACACAACAACCACCACTTTTGGTGATGTCAAATTTCAATATATTTTAACAAAATGAAAAAAATCTTATACTTTTCAAGTACGTGGTGTCAACCGTGCAAGAATTTCAAACCAGTAATGGAGCAAGTAAGCCGCGAACTACCTGTACAATTTATTGATGTAGATGCGAGTCCTCAATTAGTTGCAGAATATGGTGTAAGAAGCGTACCTACAGTTATAATAATAAATAATGGGCAAGTTTCAAGTAGACAAGCCGGAGTTTTAACAGAATCACAGATAAAGAATCTGTGGAACCAAAATTAAATTTATGTCAAAAATAGAAAAAACCCAACTACTAATATCCAGTGACTTTTATAGTGTACAAGGAGAAGGATTCTCTACAGGTGTGCCTTCGTACTTTGTACGTTTAGGAAACTGTAATTTAACTTGTGGAATGTCCCGTTTGTTTACAAACAAGTTAATGAAAGAAAAATCACTGGAAAATGGTGAAATATTTGAGGGGGATTTACATGTTGAAGGAAAAGCAACCTGGACGTGTGATTCAACATCTCAATGGTTATTTAGAGGTGAAAACAAAGACTTCCAATATTTAATTGACCGTTGGAAAGAAGAAGGAATATATGAAGATATTAAATCTGGATTAGTTCATATCATTTGGACAGGGGGTGAACCTACAATTAAAGGTCATCAAGAAGCCATTACAAATTTTCTGGGGTATTGGTACTCTCAAGAAACACAAGATCATGATAGTAGGCACTTACTTACCCCATACCACGAAATTGAAACAAACGGAACAATTTATATTGAAGAACCCCTATTTAAATGTTTAAACCAAATTAACTGCTCACCTAAATTATCCAATTCAGGTATGACAGAAAAACAACGGATTGTACCTGCTGCTATTGAACGTATTATGGAACATTCAAATTACCAATTTAAATTTGTTGTTTCAAACGAGGAAGACATTCAAGAAATGTTTAAAGATTTTATTGAACCATTTAATATTCCACTTCAAAGAGTATGTTGTATGCCTGGAATGGATACCCAAGAACAATTCCATGAAAGAACCCAATGGGTACTTGAAATGGCTAAAAAATACAAATTTGTGGGTTTAACCCGATTACATATCTCAGCTTGGGATAAAACATTAGATGTATAATAATGGAAAAATTATATTATAATTGGGAAGAAGTAGAAGAACTAGTTGATCTTCTAACCCAACAAATAACCAAATCAGGTTATCAAATTGAATATATATTTGGTTTACAGCGGGGAGGACTTATACCTGCTGTTTTACTATCTCATAAGTTAGATATTCCAATGACACAAGATCCAACTAGACAAAATATTTTAATAGTAGATGATATTTGTGATAGTGGAGAAACATTTAAAGAATTTTTCCTTGAATATCCCCATTCTATATTTGCTTGTCTTCATTTTAAACCTCATACATCTTGCTTCAACCCAGATTTTTCAGCCAATAAATTTTTTTCAGATGCTTGGATAGTATATCCTTGGGAAAGAGTAGATTCAAAAGCTATTGCAGATTATAAAATCTTATCTTAAGGTTATAATATGTATGATAAAATAATATGTCACAATACACTTTTACCACTAGGGAAATAGGCCCTAATGCAAAAGGAGAGACTTTAACATATATAGAACTAGATTCTTCCCTGTTATTTCTCTCAGAATCAATTGAAACCTTATTTACAAACCCACTATCAGGATCAAATTATTCTTTTGTAGAAGCAAGTGGCACACCATCTGAAAATGGTTTATCTTTATCTGCTTCATACGCTTTAGCTAAAACATATCCTGTATCTTCAACTAATAGATTTTCCATTTTAGCAGGCCCTGGTAAATACCAGTTTGGTTCTACTTTTACTTTAGATACTCAATATATTGATATTGTATCCCTTACAGGTGAAAGAGATATATTAGTAACAGGAAGTAACACAGTTAGTATTACTGCAAATGATGTTTACGTAAGGGGAATTGATGTAGATAATAAAAACTTTACTATTGCTGATGATTTACCTTTACTTAAAGTAAATAATTGTAAAGGTGGTGATTTAAGTTTTGGCGGTACTGCTGATCCTGCACCTGGTGATCCACCATTAACTCAAATTTTAGTAAATGGAACATTTATTAATTGTGAAGGTGGTGATTTAAGTTTTGCAGGTAATGGAATTGCAAGTGGTATATTTGAAAATTGCACAGGAGGTGAATCTTCTTTTGGATACGATATAATTGGAGGTACTTTTATTAATTGTGAAGGTGGTGATTTTAGTTTTGGTGGAGCAGAAGGAGATATTGATGGGTATTTTGAAAATTGTACTGGTGGTGAAGGAAGTTTTACTATAACTGGAACAATTTTAGACGGTACTGCCTTAAAAGAATGTACAGGAGATTTATATAGTTTTGCTAGTAATGGATTTATTGAAGGAAGTTTATATAACTGTAGATTAACCTCAGGTTCATTTAATACCTCTAGTATACAAGGAAATGGTGCTATAGTTTTAGGTATTAATGGTGATAATTCAACAATATAATAAGATGACAACATATTCATTTATAAAATACGATGTTCTAAAGGATATAATGTACTTTAAAAGTACACCAACCCCTGACTTTAAACAACAAGTTAAAACAGGAGGTATTTCTACTGAACAAGACAGAGAGGTAATTGAGGGGATTCAAGCTACTTATAATAATTTAATCCCACAAGATGCTTTTGATTATATAAAATCTTATTTAGAGGCTATACCTGAATTAGATTTAAACAATTCTAAAAATATTACTTTAAAAGTTGAAATTGATGAAGATACTAATGAAGTAGGGACAGTATTAATTGTATCTCAAAATACAAATAGAACACTTACTACAATAAATGTACCTACTAATGATTGGCCCACTCCAATAGCATCTAAAATAAAACTCCCGGTTAAATACCCTACATTAGCTAAATGTGGAAATTGTTTAAAATTTACTTTTGGAATAAATAATGAATTTAATTTTGTAGGTAATTTAGGAGGACAATGGGATGGTTCATTTAGAAATGGGCAAAAAGTTTACCAATTTAATCTCCCAGATTATTCTAACCCAAACACTTATGGTAACACTACAGATTATCGAATATTTTGGAAACCAAATATTACAGGAACATTCTCAATTTATGGAGGTGGAACATTAAATATAAACAATGAAGCTAAATGGATTGCAGTTCCATCTTCCTCTATTGGAACAGTTAATGAATTAAGCAATACAACATTTTTCCACGCTCTATCAAACACATCTGCGTCTTGCCCTTTTACCCCTAACCCTACAAACTCAGGATGGAACTTTAGAGGTGATCAAGGATTTTTCCTTTTAGAGCTATCTCAAACCGGAGTTACAGAACTTGGAGCTACCAAATGCCCTCAATTTATCCCTACACCTGGAGATGTAGATTGGGGTTATAACTGTGGCCCTAATGGATGTGTTGAAGCACTTTCAGGATCAGTAGGAACTTATGCTACATTAACTCAATGTCAAGCAAGTTGTAGTATTGAAACTACTCAATCATTTGAATACAGATGTACCTTTGACGGATGCCAACCTATCCCTTCAGGTTCGGGTGGATTTGCTACATTAGCAGAATGTGAAGCTAATTGTGTTATTTTCCCACCAGAACCACCATTTGAATATGTATGTAATATAGAAGGAGTTTGTGTTGAAGCTCCATCAGGTTCAGGTGGATATCTTACAATAGCAGAATGTGAAGCAAGTTGTAGTGCCCCTCCACCCCCACCAGTTTATGAATATAATTGTACTCCAAATGGATGTGTACAAGTTCCTTCTGGCTCTGGTAGTTATGCTACATTAGCAGAATGTGAAGCTACATGTAATATTCCTGTTATTACAGAATGTAACTGTTCAGGAAATTTAGTTTCTATAACTAATTCTAATTTTTCATCAGGGTTTGATTCTTGGACTTATTCTCCAAACCCAACATTACCTGGAGTAGGTGGGTGGAGTTTCATACCTAATAAAGTAAGAGCATCAGTACAAGAAAACTTTAACTCTGTTAACGTTTCAAATATATATTTAAGTCAATTAAATGTTCTTACTGTTTCTTGTTCATATGAAATTTGTTTTCAAGCTTGGTCAGCAACGCCAGAAATGACTTCATCTTTTGTATCTGTTGATACTGGAAATTATACTACTAATTTACCTCCAATTACTCCTTCACTAACAACAATTCCAACGGCATATACTTTTATAATATCAAATATCCAAACTTCAAATTTAACATTTTTTGTAGCAAGTCCTGGAGATAAAATTTTTATAGATAACATATGTGTTAAACAAACATATTGCCCACCTCCTCCACCTCCAGACCCAACACCAACAGAACCAACAGGATCTGAACCGTGTATTATTACTGGTTCAACTTATTGCTATGAAGATATTGATTATGGTTGTAATTGTCCTGCAGGGTATACATCTGATGGAAGTGGGAGCTGTATAGCTGATTCCCCAATACTAGTAAATAAACAACTTACTTCAAATGGAGGATTAATCCCTACATATCTTAATGTTGACAATAATTATTTCTTTGTTAGAGGAGATGGTTCATGGGGTCGATATAATGCAGTACTTTATTACAATTACAACCCTGTTACTGGATTACCAACATCTTCAATAGGTACTGGAAGTGTTTCTTCCCCTGAAAATCCATCCCCTTATTTTGGGGACAATAGAGTATTTAATAGTGCATTTACTTTTGATTGGTTAAAACAACCTTTTTGGAGAAATACTGTACCTACCCCAGGAACCTCTGAAACTCCATGGAATGCATCCCTTTCAGGATTTGCAGCTCAATTAATGAAAGTTGCTGAACCTATTCCAGCTGGTTGGTATGGTGGAGGGTCATTTTTAAATGTAACCTCTTCAAAAACATATTATGTTGGTTTAATGGCAGACGATTTATTTAGATTTACAATTTCAGGATCATCTGGTATTCAAGTAATATCCCCTACCAATACAGGATTTAATGGCCTAAACAATTCAGTATACCCTCAAAGGAATTATGGTACTAACCCATATCTCCCATGGAATGGAAGTTCTTATAACTCATCAGTTACCCCAGGAGCCCAATCAGGTGGTAATATGAGTTATGGATGCTTACATATATACCCAATCCAATTAGATGCAGGATGTTACTATGTAAAATTAGAAGCAGATGACACAAATTCAGTAGTGTCAGGACTTGGGGGTGTTATATTTGATATGACTGGTGAAGAAATATTAAATGCTTCTAGTTCTGCTAATTTAAATATAATATGGGATTCAAGAACAGATCTATTATATAGCTTTTCTAACGGAATTACAGCTTCTTGCCCCCCTGGGTCTACTCCTTTAGGATCAGATGATTGTGATTTATGTGAAAAATTAACTGAAGCCCCATGTGGAAATTGTATAGAATGTTTTCATGGACTATTATATAATAGCTATATAGTAGATGCAAGTTATCCATACCTTAAAGGTAGAGGTAATGGAGGGATAGTATGTACTGCTCCTTTATTTAATCCAATAAACACATGGGTTGTTCCCGACCAAAATGATTGGAATACCCTTATTACCTACCTTAACGGATCTACTCCTTCAAATCTAACCCCTTCAGGAAGCTATGGGGTAACATCTGGGGGAAAAATGAAAGATTATACTAGAGATACTATAGCATCTTGTTGGAACCTCCCAAATGTTGGAGCTCAAACTGAAGAAGACAATAGTGGATGGGCTGGAGCAGCTAGTGGAAGGCGTTTACCTACAACTACAACTGGATTATTTGAAGGGTTAGGGTTTGATGGGTATTGGTGGGTATCTAACTCAACAAACTTTCAAACAAATCCATCAACAATGGCCGTAATAAACTTAAAACATTGGTCAAATGATGTTTATAGATATGAAGTATTAAAAAATCATGGATGTTCAATACGTTTAGTTAGACCTGCTGAACCTGGAGAAGTTAATGGAACTATTATACTTGATGCATATATAGGAACTGATAATAAATTATATGATGGGATAGTCATTGGAACCCAAGTATGGTTAACCAAAAACCTATCCGAAACACTATTTAATAATGGTTTTCTAATTAGTACTACTGTTTCTGGATGGACTACTTCATTATCAACTGCTGCTAAACGTGCATGTTATTATAATGATAATTCTTCTAATAATTCAATTTTAAAAGGTAATATAGACCCTTCAACAGGATTATGTTATGAATACCCTACTTGGTATGTTTATAGAAAATGCGGAAATACAGACCTATTAATCCAAACCGAACCAGGAGCAACAACAACCCCAGGAGAAGTACAAAAAGCAGATGATTTATCATGTTGGGAATTTGTTGAAGAAACTCAAAGTAACAGTGGAATTACATATCAATTATATATTACAGGAAATTATTTTGAAAATAATCCAACAGTATATAAGGACTGTGAAGAATGCACAGCAGTCCATACAATATATATGACTTTTGGAAGTAAAAATTGTTAAAAATAAAATAAAATAAAATAAAATAAAATGGCATTTGATTACAATAATGAAATGAAAACAGTCATCCTATCAATGTCTCTTGATCCTCTTTTACCATCAGGATCAAGTGCAGGGTATGGATTTCAAATGGAATATTCTGGATCAGAAACAGGATCTCTACCTGGAGCTATAACAATATATGATGATTATATTTTATCCACAGGAACAGCTTCATTGCAAATTTTCATCCCTTACTCTGAATATCTAACTAGAAAAGATTATTCTGCTTCATTAGCTCAATTAGTAAACTACTACACAGGCCCTAATTTAGGTTTAACAGGTGACAATAAGGGTATTCAAACTCAAATAATTTATGCTCCTGGGGAAGTTTCAACAAACGTTTGTAGTAATACATGTTATCAAGGAGAACTTCAATGGGCAACTGCTATTGGTAACCCTATATTCTCTGCAGGAAATTATTCAAATCTAGCAAATAGACAAACTCAACGACCATTAAAGGGAGGAATTTCAATTACTTCAACATCTCACTCAACCCCATTTTCAAATGCCGGGAGTGTTGGAACAATGGGACTTATTTGCCAAGATGTTTTTTCGGATGCTTTAGTTGGATTAACAAATAACCACGTAGTAATTAGAGATGCTTTTTATACTAACCAAAGAACTTTTACAAATCCACAAAATGAATTTGATTTAACTGATTCAAGTGCTACTATTCAAGGTGATTTTGTTTACCAAACAGGTGAATCTCAACCTGTAATCCCTGGGGGAGCAAATGAAATAGGTAGAGTATTAAGATATGTTCCTATATACACATCTGCTTCAACTGCTGCTAATATTAATTTAGTAAATAGAGTAGATGGAGCTATATTTTCTCTATATTGTACTTCAAGTACAGGGCAAACAATTATAGATTTTACATCTTCATTCCAACAATTAGGATTAAGTTATACTTCATCAATGCCTTTTGCTTCAACAGTTGAAATTGATAATTTACTATCCACTAACCCTGAACTTTATTGTTCAGGAAGAACGACAGGCCCAAAAGGTTCCCCTGGTACATTATGTCCTATAAGAGTTTTTAGTTTTTCTTCTTTTCCTATACAATATCCTTTACAAGGAACTCTTACTACTTCTTATTTTACAAATATAATTTCTTTTGTTAAACCAGCTGATAGTTCTTCTTATTTACCTTCAGGATCAGGAGCAGTTAATGTATGTCCTTACCCAGTATGGGGTGGAGATTCAGGATCTACTTTAATTGCTAACATAGGAGGAGTTTGGAAAATTGTAGGTTTAGTATTTGCAGGAAATGGGATTAGTTATAACCCACAAACAAATTACCCAATTACTTCCATAGGTCAACCTTACCAAGTAGCTTCTTCAATAGGACATGCTTGTCGTATAGATCAAGTAGCATCTCAATTAAAAATTAAAGCTTGGACTGGAAGTATAGCACCAGTTGTAGATCACGATACTATAGAATATAAAACTGTATCTGGAAGTAATAATACTCCTGCTTTAACATGTAGTGGATCAGAATATTTTCAAGTTGGCCTTACAAGAAAACATAATATTTGTTAATAAATAAAAAATAAAAAAATGACTTTTACATTTTGCTTAGATTCTTATTCAATAAATTTTGACCCGAATAACCTTTCAGGGAATGGGTTTAGTATTTATACAGATGCGGATAATTTTACTTCCCCAATAGCAGTAAATATTCCTGCATCTTCAATATTTTCCCCACCTTTAGGAAACTGCTCTATTACTTTAACTAACATTCCAAACAATGCTAATCAAATACTAGTAGTAGATCAATGTGATGGATTACCTCCATCAACTCCGGGAGCCCCTGACGCTCCATCATACACTTGTTGTTATGCCCTAATAAATTTACCTGAAGGATGTGTTCCTTGGTGTGAAGAATGTAGTATAACTTTTGATACATTTCAAACTAGCAGCATAGGTAAACTTGTAGCAGGTAACCTACAAAGTTCTTGTGGTACCGTAACAGACTATGTTATTGGATGGTATTTAAATGGAGATTATTCTTCACCTGCCCTTACTACTGGATTCGGTTCAGCAGCGGGATCATACCAGTTTGGTCCACACCCATTAACAGGAAATGGAGCCATTCCAGTAGTTGGAGGATCTTGGGAAGGTGTAATTCATGATATAGTAATAAACGGAACTTTATACAGTAATGTTGCAAGTGGCTCAAAAGGTGGAACTCCAATACCATTTGAAAGTTGTTTTGGAGCTATCATAGTAGACCCTCTTACTTGTGATAATGGTACAGCTTCAGGTAAATATTCTCATCAATATAATTTTAACAGCCAAGCCGTAGGTACTACACCTGTTCCTACATCTATAACTTATACTTTAGACTCAACAACAAAATATTTTGCTTATGTTTTTTTAGGACTTAGTGTTTGGGATGAATTAGAAATCAAATGGATTTCAGGAGACCCAAATGCAACATCTGACCCTAGTTTATACTCTCAACCTATTTATTTAGAAAAACTAAAAATTGGAAACAATGTTCAAGATGGTATCCCTTTTTCCATATATGAATCTACTTATAGCCTACCAGGATCATATAGTTCAAATAATTTTGATGGACAATATAGTAGTGTAAATAATATTTGGCCTAAATCTACTCAAAATGGGGGATTTTTTCAACGAGTATTAACTTTAACTACTTTAGAAACAAGTAGCAACCCTGCATCTCCTGATTTTATCGAAATTACTATTTCACCTAACCCATCAAATAATAATACTCAATGGTATGCTGGGTTTCAATGTTTAAATACTTTTGATTGTACTGATTGTTATTTTGATAATTGGCCTGATAGTTTACTTAAAATTTGGAAAATTGAATTAGATAAACAATACGGATGTGATGCTCAAAGATTAATCATGTACCGAACATCATCATGCACTGCTAATACTACTTCAGATTGGATGGGTAGGAATATAGGAGTTTTTGGTTTACCTGGTATCTCTCAACCATCTATTAATTTAATAGGTTCAGACCCACGATTATTTTATAATGGGGGTTTCGGTGCAGTGTATGCCCCATTTAACCAATCTTATCTCCCATTAAAAGGTAATACTGTATGTTCTGAAAACACCCAAACTCCAGGTACTAATTGTGGTCCATCATCTACAGGAACTATTACTTTTAATAAAACACCAGGCCAAATCCAACTAACTTTTAATTTAGAAAGTGATTATATACATTATAAAAATGCTTTACTATCCCAAGGAGGAAATTTAACCACACCAACCCCATGCCCAGCAGGAAGTACTTCAGTAGATTATTATAGGTATTTTATCATAAAGGTACCTATTCAAGGAGCAAATGCTAATTGTGGAGATAATACTGGTCAATTTGAAACAGTTTTTCATATAAATGATTATCTTAATATTCAATATGTAGAAAATCCTTTATCAAATTTTTGGTCTATAACAATTCCCCAAACAGCTATGGTTAATTGTTATCCACAAAACCAACCTTGTGATAGTTGTTATAATAAAATCCAACAATTTGTTAATGCTTATAATCCTAATCTACTTACTGCCTTTTCTTTTACTACTAATGTTGGTGCTAAATATCAATTTCCAATTGGTAATAAATTTTTATCAAAAAATGTAACAGGGGGGACTAGTGGTTCTTATTGTAGTAATGCTCCTAACAATACTATATATCAAGCAATAAGTAATGGGGAAGCACAATTTTACCCATGGTATGGTACCCACACTATTCCATTTATATCATCCTCAAATGGATGGGTTAATTTACCTTCATTAGGAGCTTTTATACCATGTAGTGATAAAACCGGCTCTTACCCTACATCATATTCCCATTCCCACTTAGGTCTTTGCTATGCAGGAACTATACAAGGACTTTCAGTTCGTTTTCTTAATTTAACAAGTAGTGGATTTAATTATTCACTTTCAACAAATGACTTTGAAATATACGCTGAATCTGGATATGGGTCTACAGGATCTTTGTATGCTACACAAAATACAACCGTAATTCCATGTCCTGATCCTTCAAGTTCTTTGATTTATTCATATATTGGAGGAGTAGCAACAGTCTATACTTCATCTCATTTTTGGCAAGGGAATAATCCGATATTAGTAATCGATCCTTGATAAAAAAACAAACACAAAATTTAAAAATAGTTTGGCCCCTTAAAGGGGCCTTCTTACATTTATGTAAAATAACAAGTTATATGACAGAAAACAAACGTAGAAAAAACCACACCGATCTAGAGTGTGTTAAAACAGGTTTCGCGAATGGAGTTGCTCCTGGATTCCCCCTTACCGATAAAGAAAAATGGGACATGGTTGATAAAGCAGAAGTTGCTTATGGACAATTTTTAGATGCTTTAGGTGTTGATTGGAGAAACGACCCAAATTCAGAAGATACTCCCCGACGTGTAGCTAAAGCATACGTGTTTGATTTATTTGCAGGTAGATACAATGCAATGTCAGATATTACTTCATTTCCATCGGATGGATACGATGGTATAGTAATTGAAAGAAACATTCCATTAACTTCAATGTGTTCACATCACCACCAAACAATTGGAGGAGTAGTTCATATTGGTTATGTTGTTGGAGAAGGTGGTCGAGTAATTGGTTTATCTAAATTGAATCGTATAGTTGAGCATTTTGGCCGTAGAGGTGCAATCCAAGAACAATTAACCTCAGCTATCCATCAAGCAGTATCTAAAGTATGTGAAGGAAATCGTGGCGTAATCGTTACTACAGTAGCAACACATAATTGTGTATCTTGTAGAGGTGTTAAACACCAAGGCGCTTCAATGGTTACAACTAAAGCATCAGGTGTGTTTATAGAAAATGGAAACGAAGCACGTAAAGAATTCTTTGATTCACTAAAAATCAATAATGGAGGACACCAGATCTAAAGAAGAAATTTTAGCATTAATAGATGCTGAATTAGAGGGCAATTTGATGATTTTGATTGACCCAAAACAAAAAGACAGTTTTTCCCAATCTAGAATTACAGTTTGGAAAAACACAGTAAAAGAAAGAATATATTACCATTTAATAGAAAACAAATGACCCAATTAGAACAAAAACAAGACGAGTTAATTAATTTATTGCGAAACCAAGTTGTAGATTTATCAGTAATGTCTAAAATTGAACTTGGAGATGACGTAATTCAAGAATGGACTCGATTAAAAGAAGAAATTGAAGAAGCAAAATCCCAATCTAATTACGTTCCTTTTGTATCTGAAGTAGAAGAATTCAATGCAGTAATGGGAAAACCAAATAATTATAACCCGGTCATTCCCAACGAGAAGGAGTGGATGTTTGTCTATAATTTTATTTTGGAAGAACTTGAAGAATACAAACACGCTTGCGAAACCGGGAACATTGTTGAAGTTCTTGATGCTCTGTGTGACATCACGTATGTTTCCTTGGGGAACGGTGCTATGTTACATGGTCTTAAGGATAAAGTATGGCCCGCGTATCAAGAAGTACAAGCGTCAAATCTTAGCAAGGCTTGTACAAGTGAAGAAGAGGCACAAGAAACCGTTAGAGTACGTTCCCAAGAGCAAAAGGAACCATGTCACTATGAAAAGGTTGGAGACTATTATATCGTCTATAGAAGCTCTGATCGTAAAGTAATGAAAAATATAAATTATTTTAGACCTGATTTAAGTAAATTTTTTAACAAATAATATATGAGAACACCATTAGAAATTGCAATCCAATTAGATAAACTTCTAAAAAGATCAAAACCATTCCGTAACTTCAATGAAGTATTTAACCTAACATCAGAGTTAATTTCAACTTTATCCCCTACAGAAGAAGTAATTATAGAAGAACCAATAGTTGAGGAACCAGTTATAGAAGAAGTAATCGAAGAAACAATCGTTGAAGAAACCCCTGTAATAGAAGAGCCAGTTGTAGCTAAAAAAACAACAAAGAAAAAATAAAACAACACCTAAATAAAAGTTATGTATCAAGCGGTTTTCTACAATAGATTACCTGGGGATGACCAATGGAGTTATTACCTAAGGGATGATAAAAAAGGAATACACAAATTCCAATATTGGCCTACCGTATATAAACTTGATGAAGATGGAGAACATGAAACACTATTTGGTGATAGATGTTCTCCCCTTCAAGGTAAATACGATAGGAAAGACCCTACTATATTAGAAAAAGATATTGATCGTGAACTTGTATTGTTAAGAGATCTATACTATGAAACAGATAGTATGCCTTCATATCACAATACAGTTTATTTAGATATTGAGATTGAAATTTTAGGTGCACTTACACCACAAACAATTAAAGAGGCAAATGCTGAAATTACAGCTATTGCTTTGATTGATACTACAACCAAGGAAAAAATATGTTTTATTTTAGATAAAGCAGGTAAAATTGAGGAATTAAATCAAGATGGTAAAGTAATTGTACCTTGCCCTGACGAAAATACTCTGTTACGTAAATTCTTATTAAAGTGGGAACAAATGGATCCTACAATTGTAGTAGGATATAACAGTGATTTCTTTGATATCCCGTATTTGTATTATAGAATTAAAAGACGTTTGGGGGATGAAGTATATCGTTTATCTCCTGTAGGTAAAGTTGAAGAAATACCATCCCAACCAAATTCTCCAATTCGTATTGGTTTAGTTAACAGTTTAGATTATATGCACTTGCTTCGCAAGTATATGATGAAAGAAGAACCATCATATAAATTAGGAGACATAGGAACAAAGTATGCTAAACTAGGAAAAATAGAATACAATGGTAATTTAGATACTTTATTTAGAGAAGATCCAAATAAATTTATAGATTATAACATTCGAGATGTTGAAATTATAGAGGCGCTAGAGGAAAAACAGAAATTCATTGAGTTAACTGTTTTGATTTCCCATTTATGTCATACGCCTTATGAATCAATTTACTATAACACCATATTGAATGAAGGTGCTATTTTAACGTATTTAAAGCGCAGGAATATAATTGCTCCAAATAAACCTACCACTACAAACCCAACTATTAGAGAGTTAGAGTTAGGAGATCATGTTGTAAACCAACGAGGTACCCCTACAGTTGAGGGTATGGTGTACAGCTTTGAAGATAAACAAATTATAATCAAAACACTCTCAGGTAAATATATTGCTCGTAACCCAAAAACAGTAAAGAAAAAAGATTCATATGCTGGAGGTTATCTACTTGACCCTATACCTGGCTTATATTCAGATGTAAGTGACCTTGACTTTACCTCACTATACCCATCAATTATTAAATCACTTAATTTAGGTGTAGAAACATTAGTTGGTAGAATAGTCACAAAAAATAATTACGAACAGTACAATTCACTTGAGCAACTAAAGCAACGTGACCCAGAGGAAAAAGTACATATACAAAAACTCAATAAACATTCATATCAACTTAAAGATGCAACCATATCTATAGGTGCTTTAATTAGATTGATAGAAGATAATAAATGGACTATTTCTGCTAGTGGAGCGTTTTATCGTACAGATAAAAAGAGTATTGCTTGTACAGTACTAGAGGACTGGTTTGATCAAAGGGAACATTATAGAGCACTTAAGAAAACAGCAGGTAAAGCAGAAGATTGGGCAAACTATAAACTGTATGACTTGTACCAGTTAGCATTTAAAATCTTACAAAACGCTTTATATGGTACATACGCAATTAACTCTTGGCGCTTTACAGATGGGTTTAAAATATGTTCTGCCGCTATTACAAATAGTGGACAGAGATTGGTTAAAGCTAGTATTGATGGTATAAACGATATGATAGACGAATATTTGGAAATGGATATAGAAGAACTTAAAAAAGTTTTTGATCTTTGATAAAAGAGACTGATTTTGTGTATATTTATAATAAAACGATAGATATGGGCAAGACACAAAATAGAAAAGTATATAAACATAATATAGATCTTATAAAATATTCTGAAGATGGGGAAAGGAAAAGGTGTATATTATGTGCTGAAGAGAAAGAACCACACGAAATATCTTCAAAAACCTCATATTGTAAACCATGTTGGGCAGATTATATGAGATGTAAAAGAAACGGTACATTGGATATGTTAAAAGAACAATATGCACCTAAGTGGGAAGTATTACGAAAAAAATATAAAGATGTAAAAAAATGCAATACATGTTTGGAAATTAAACCCAAAACAGGATTTTACCCTGATAAAAAATCACCCCATGGTTACCAAAACAAATGCATTCCCTGTGTAAAAGAATATAACCGAACCTCAGACAAATACTCAAACCCCTTAAACAAACAAAAACACAAAGAATACCAGGAAAAACATAAAGAAAGATGGAAACAATTAAAGAAAGAAACATACGCCAATAATATCCAATATAGAATAACCCAAACTTTAAGAAATAGATTTTATATGGCTCTTAAAAAAGGGATGAAAAAATTATCTATAGTTGATATTATAGATTGTTCTATAAAAGATTTCCAAGCATATTTGGAAAAACAATTCTTACCTGAAATGAATTGGGAAAACCATGGGGAAATATGGGAAATAGATCATATTATAGGATGTGTTAATTTTAATATGGAATGTCTAGAAGAACAAAAGAAATGCTTCCATTATACAAACATGCAACCTCTTTTTAAAACCAGTGATATAGCAAGATCCTTTGGGTATATTGATCAAATAGGAAATAGAAACAAACCAAAAACATTTAATATATGAGACATGTCTTGGCATCAGACACGGATAGCGCATATTTTACGCTTACCAAACTACTCCAAAAACTATACCCAGATTCAAACTCTTGGCCTAGAGAAAAACGTATAGAAGCTTTACTTAAAATTACAGACAAAATCCAAGAAAGAGCTAACACCAACCTTAACCAAATTTCCCAACAATTCTTTAACATCCAGTCAAAACATCACTTTGTATTAAAACAAGAGGTAATAGCCGAAAAAGCATATTGGTCGGGTAAACGTCGTTACGCAATGTATATTGTAAACAAAGAGGGTGTTGAAATTGAGGAGCTAGAAATGAAAGGACTAGATATTATGAAATCTAACTTCCCAGATTATTTTAGAAATTTTGGAGAAAATTTAATCAAAAACATCCTATTCTCTAAACCAAAAGAAGAAATAGACAAGGATGTAATGGATTTTAAAAATTCAATTCAAACTGTAGAGTGGAAAAAACTATTAAAACCCACTGGACTTAAAAAAATAGGTGAATATATTGAACGTAGACCTGCCCCTGGTGAATTGTTTTCCAAATTAAAGTTAAAATGTCCTGTTAATACAAAAGCAGCTATCATAACAAATGATATGTTACGTTTTAAAGGTTTAACTAAAAAATACCCCGAATTTACAATTGGAGATAAAATGTATATAGCCATTTTAAAACCAAACCCATATCAAATTGAGGTAATTGGATTAAACGGATATAATGATGCCCCTGAAATACTAGAAATAGTAAATAAATACATTGACCGTGATGGGTTATTTGATAGTGTAATCAGAAACAAGCTAGAAGGTGTATACAATGATATTGGATGGGTGTTGAATTTGAACCCATTCAAAGCAAAATTTTTTAACTTTTCATAATATGTATAAATATGAATAAAGAAATTTTACGCATGCAAATGTTGGCTGGTATAATTACAGAAGGGCAATACAAAGCTAAATTAAATGAAATTGATAATTCCGAGTATAATAAATTTATGAAAGTTTTTCAATTTATCAAATCTAACGGTACCTCTACTCAAAATGATGGGTGGGAACTTAATGGTACAACTGCATTTTTAACTGACGGTGGTATGATAAGAGTAATAAAGAATTCTAACCTTTCTGTTGAAATGTTATATGATAATTCTTTAAAGTACCATAAAGGTGATTCTACAGATTTAGATGATATTTTAGATCAAATTTAAATTTCTATAATAGAAAAGCTTGTCTTTCGACAGGCTTTTTCTTATCTTTAACATATGGTAAACAAATTAACAGTTGCTCATATGTATAATAAAACATATGATAGGAATATACAAAATAACAAACCCAAATGGTAAAGTCTATATTGGTCAAAGTGTTAGATTACAATATAGAAAAAACCAATATAAAAATTTAAATACACTCCAACAACCTAGAATATATAACTCAATAAAAAAATATGGTTGGGAAAACCATTTATTTGAAATTATAGAAGAATGTCCTAAAGAATATTTAGATGAAAAGGAAATATATTGGAAGCAATATTATCTTGATCAAGTAAATGGGGATTGGAAATATGTTTTGTTTTGTGGGATGTATGATAATGGTAATGGTCCTCTTTCTGAAGAAACTAAAAGGAAAATAAGCGATGCCCTTAAAGGAAGACAAGCACCTTGGTCAACTCCCCAAGCTACCGCAATGGGGAAAGCAAATAAAGGAAAAACAAGAACAGAAACCTTTAAAAATAATGTAAGACTTAACAATAGTAAACCTGTTTTACAATATGATAAACAAGGAAACTTCATTAAAGAATGGGAATGTGGTTATGATGCCGCAAGATATTTAAACAAACCAAATGGAGCTATAAGTGAATGTTGTTGTGGTACAGGAGGAAGAAAAAGTGCTTATGGGTATGTTTGGAAATTTAAAAAATAATTTTTATATTACATTAAAAAATAAATAAAGTGGTTAATAAATTAGTACTTCAGTCAGTTATAAACAAATACTACTTGGGCGAAAACGAATCCGTCAAGTGGAAAATCAACAACAAAACACTCACTATAGACTTTATGTCTATAAACAAAGAGGTAATAGGTAAAATAGTACATGAAGGGTTTGATATAGAGGACAGTGAATTAGCTATCTTTGATACCAAAAAATTCCTTAACCTACTTTCTATTACATCAAATGACTTAATATTTAATTTAGAAAAAGGTAGAAGTGTTTATACTAAAATGCACTTTGCAGACAATTCATTCAACTTAACCTATGCACTTGCAGACCCTCTATTAATTGGAAAAGTAGCTTCCGTTACAGAACCGGAATGGGATGCATGTTTGGCTTTAGAAAAAGAACACGTTGACAATTTAGTTAAAGCCAAAAACGCTTTAACGGGTATTGGTTCAATGACTATTTCTGTTGATATGGATTTAAATGGAGATGATATGTGTTTATTTACATTTGGAGACGAGCAAGGTCACAACAACAAAATCACTTACCAACTTTATGGTAAAATCAAACCAGAAAAAGTTGAAATCCCATTTAACTCAGATATGTTTAGAAACATATTAAAAGAAAATAAAGATTTAGAGGAAGGATATATTTGGTTAAGTTACCAAGGTTTAATGAAACTCGAATTCAAATCAGAAAATACAACCAGTACATATTATATGGTACGTAAAGAAGAATCAAGTTTTTAATATGTATAATAAAATTTGGATAACCAAATTAGTTTTCGTATATTATAGTTATAAATTTAAATTTAGTTATGGAAGAAACCAAACGACGCGGCCGTCCCGTTAGAGACGAGAATGACACACAATCAAACTTATGCACAATTAAAGATCCAACTATGGAACCCTTTTATATTGTAAAAGATTCAACTAATTTTACAGTTGTAGAAAGATCTATTGCTACAAGAGGATTTGGAGGTAAAAAAGCATCCGGTAAAGAAGTTGAAAAAGTAGTAGGTTACTACAGTAACTTCAGAAATGCTTTAAATCGTATTGCAAAAGAAAAATTTTATCAAAATCAATCAGAATACAATTCAATCCAAGAATATATTAGCACTTGGAATGCAGTTAAAGATGGTTTAGAAACAATGTTAAACAAAGTAGAGTTATGAGTAAATTAGAAGCACTTTTTGATGCGGTTATAGTTAAACCGCTTGAGTTAGAAGAAACAATGTATGGTTCAATTTTTGTACCTGATGCAGGTAAAGACAGAAATGAACAAGGTAAAGTAGTAGCTGTTGGTCCTGGAAAACCTACTGTTACAGGAACATTTATCCCCACTGAAGTTAAAATAGGAGATGTAGTAATACTACCTACTATGGGATTCACCAAACTACAATTTGACGGTGAAGAGTATTATATAGGGCCAGAAACTCAAATCCTTGGAAAAATAGTTGGAGATTAAAGAAAATCAAATCTTAGAAAAAATAACAGACAATGAGTAAGAAAATAGAATTTGGAGCAGAGGCTCGTAAAAAATTAGTTAAAGGTATTGACACTTTAGCAGATGCAGTAGTAGCAACTTTAGGTCCAAACGGACGAAATGTTGTATATGTTGAAAATGGAATGGTTGTTTCAACAAAAGATGGTGTTTCAGTTGCAAAAACAATTTCAGAATTGGAAGATCCAATTGAAAATTTAGGAGCACAATTAGTAAAACAAGCCGCTATTAAAACAGCTGACCATGCTGGAGACGGTACGACAACATCAACTTTATTAGCACGTGAATTAGTTAAATGGGGTCTAGCTAAATTGAATGAAGGGGCAAATGCAGTTGAAATTAAAAGAGGAATTGATGCTGGAGTAAAAGAAGTACTATCCGCCCTAAAACAAAACTCAGAAAAAATTACATCTGAAGAGCAACTTGAACAAATTGCCACTATTTCAGCAAACAATGATCCTGAAATAGGAAAATTAATTGCTCGTGCTATGGAAAAAGTAGGACGTGAAGGTGTAGTTTATATTGAAGAATCAAAAACAGACGAAACATATTTAGAAGTTGTTGAAGGTATGCAATTCGATAGAGGATATAAATCCCCTTACTTTGTAACCAACAATAACAATATGTCAGCATTACTTCAAGATACCTATGTTTTAATTGCAGATTACCGTTTTACTCAAGTAAAAGAATTACTTCCAATTTTAGAGGGTGTATCACAAAAAGGAAAATCATTGTTGATTATAGCAGAAGATGTAGACAGCGAAGCATTAGCTACACTTATTGTAAATAAAATGAGAGGTACACTTAAAGTTGCAGCTGTTAAAGCACCTGACTTTGGTGAGCGTAGAAAATTAATTTTGGAAGATATTGCCATTTTAACAGGTGGAACAGTATTTGACAAAGATAAAGGTATGAAACTAGACAAATTCAATTGGGAATGGTTTGGTGAAGCTAAAACAGTTACTGTAACTAAAGAAAAAACTACTATTATTGATGGAAGTGGAAATGCAGAAACAATTACAGCTAGAGCAGAAGAATTACAAGCACAAATTGAAAAAGCACAAACACCATTTGAAGTTGAAAAACTACAAGAACGTTTATCTAAATTTGTAGGTGGAGTTGCTTTGGTTCACGTAGGTGGAAGTACTGAAACTGAAATGAAAGAGAAAAAAGATAGAGTAGATGATGCACTTCACGCTACACAATGTGCTTTAGAAGATGGTATTGTACCAGGTGGTGGTTCTGCTTTATTATATGCTCGTGAAGGTATTACCCACAAGAAAACAGACTCAGACGATTTCAATTATGGAAAACGTTTAGTTCATAGAGCATGTGGTAAACCATTTGAGCAAATTTTATCAAATGCAGGATATGCTGAAAGTGATATGTATCCAATTAAAATGGAAATTGGAAAACAAAAAGGTACTTGGAGTGGATATAATATTAAAACAGAAACTATCGTTGATATGAAAAAATCTGGTATCATTGACCCACAAAAAGTAACTAAAAACGCATTATTGAATGCTGCTTCAATTGCTGGAACCATTCTATTAACAGAATGTGTTGTAGTTGATAAACCTGAAGACAAAAAATCAGAGCAACCAATGTATGATCCTTCAATGATGATGTAATGCAAGTAGAAATAGAAGAATATAACGAGTTAATTGCAACCAGAGTAAAAGGACAAGGTGACACTTGGGTTTTAGTAGAAGACAAAAACAAAGTAGTCCATAAATCCCTTACAGATGCTCTAGAGGCATGGTTTGAGGTAAATCAAGAAAACGTAGAATTTCGTTTAGCTCCCTTAGATAGTAAACTTTATGTTATACGAAGCGAGGAAAAAGAAATTCAACCCGAACCAGCTAAACGCTATAATATTTATGGAGACCCAATGTAACGGGTCTCTTTTTTTACATATTTATAATTATGAAATTAACTGATATACTACGTGAAATTGAAGGAGAAGAAGATGGAATGAACCAATTAAAGGTTCGTTACGATCTTGCCGTTCAACCCACAAATTTAGATGCTGCGTTGCAAGCAATGGATGACGTTAAAAACTACGGTATTTACGCACAAAACATGCGAAATCCTGAAGCTATTAAAAAAGCATTTGGACCTTCAATTCCTGCACAAAAAGCCGGAGCTGCTTGGAAAGATTGGGACTCCCGTTCAGATGACGAAAAAGCATTTAAAATAATTGATATCAAAAACAGAGTACCAGATGCATGGGCTGCTACTGAAAAAGAAGCTCAAGATGGATATGAAAAATGGCAAGCTGAAGGAAACGATGGTAGCTTAAATGATTATTTATTTACATTATCTGGTAAATCACTTCCAAAAAGTTTAGTTGGTACATATGGTAAAAACTATTATCCAATGAAAACACCTGACAATTTGAAAAAATATGGTGGTAAATTAGAACAAGATATTCACTATATAGTAAAAGATGGAAAAATTGTTTTTCCTTACACTCTAGAAAACCCATACAAAACAAAACCATATTTGTCTAAAGTATTAAAAACAATCATGGACAATGCTGGAGTTGAATATCAATTAGTGGATGTAGAACAAGATGGAGGTGAAGCACCTAAAACTGTAGAAAAACCAAAAGCAGAAGAAGTACCACCTTTAACTGTAACAGCTGATACAAAAGACAAAGCAGACAAATTCAGAGATTTGCTACGTAAAGAAATTGGAGATGTTCCAACAGCCAAATATGAAGTTGAACCAGTTGAAGTAAACGGTGAAAGAAAATATAAAGTAACTGTAACAGGTATTTCAAAAGACCAAAGACAAAAACTTTTAGTTAAAAAATCAACATTAAAAGAAGAAGTTGATTTTGATTATGGGATGTATAGATTAAGAAAAATAGCAGGATTATAATATTTAAAAGAAAAGCTTGTCTCTGACAGGCTTTTTTTGTATAATATGGTTATGAAAGAAAATACGTTATATGTAGAACGTTTTCGCCCTACCGAACTGAAATACTATGTTGGTAACGAAAACATCAAAGACACAATTCAAAAATACCTTGATCAAGGTGATATTCAAAATTTTATATTTTATGGACCTGCAGGTACAGGTAAAACAACATTAGCTAAAATCATAGTTAAAAATCTAGATTGCGATTACCTTTATATAAACGCATCCGACGAAAATGGAATCGACACTATTAGAGAGAAAGTAAAGGGGTTTGCTAGTGCTGCATCTTGGAAAGGTATCAAAGTAGTAATTTTAGATGAAGCCGATTTTATCACAGTTCAAGGACAAGCCGCATTACGTAATGTAATCGAAACATTTTCCCGCTCAACACGTTTTATTTTAACTTGTAACTTTATAGAGCGAATCATTGATCCTTTACAATCCAGATGTCATACCCTTAAAATTGTACCTCCAACCAAAATGGATGTGTATAATCATTTGACTTGGATTTTAACAGATCAACTTAGTATATCTTACCAACCAGAAGATATTAAATCATTAATTGTAAAATACTATCCCGACATGCGTAAAATGCTAAATGTTTTACAAATGTCTGTAAAAGATGATGCTATTGTACTTGATGAAACCGTTTTAACCTCAAACAATTATATTAAAGAGGTATTAAAGGAACTAGCAGGTAAGAAAAAATGGCTTACAATTAGGCAAATTATAGCGGATTCAAATGTTAAAGACTTTGAAGAACTATATCGTAATTTATTTGAACATGCCCCAAAATATGCTCCGGGTAAAGAGGGAATGGTTACAATTATATTAAATGAGCATTTATATCAAGCTAATTTTAGAATAGATAAAGAAATTAACGTAATGTCTGCAATTGCAAAGATTATAGATGTGTTGTAAAAATATTTATTAAAAATGATAACATTAAATTTAAGAGCGTTACTGAATGAAGTAATCTTAGAGGTTGGGGACATGGAACAGATTTCTCCTTACAAATACTCAAAAACTTCAAACACTAATTATAATTTTACCACAGAACAAGGTGATAGGGTTAATGTAGAATTTCCAACATATCCATTAAATTATATTAAAAG